CTCCATCCGACCGTCGCCGGTCTCATCGCCCCCTACCGGCGGGACCCGGTCCTCGTCGCATGAGCACCGTCTCCGAGATCAGCGAAGCCCTCAAGAACGCACTCACCACCGTTCCCGGGTTGCGCGTCTACGACTACCTGCCCGACCAGGTCAACCCGCCCCTCGGATACGTCGGCATCCAGTCCGTGAACTATCACGGCGCATTCGCCGGCGGTAACCCGGTCCACACATACACGATCACGATCGTCATCGGCAGAGTCAACGAACGCACCTCACAACGCGCCCTCGACGATTTCCTGTCCTACGATGGAGACCGAAGCATCCGAGCAGCCCTCGAAGCCGACCCGACCCTCGACGGTTACGTCCAAACACTCATCGTCACCGACGGCGGAAACCTCGCCCCGCTGACGATGGGAGACGTCACCTACGTCAGCATCGACTTCTCAGTCACGGTCTACCCATGACGTCATACAAGATCACCGGCGGATTCAACGTCGCCGGCAAGGCCCCCGGCGAGATCGTCACCGACGAGGACCTCGAGGGCAACAACATCCCGGTTCTCATCGAGGCCGGGTGCATCACCCCCATCAAGGCCCCGAAGGCCGCAACCCAGGAGAACTGACAGATGGCGAAGATCGTCCTCGTCAACCCGGTCATCACCGTCAACGCGGTCGACCTGTCCGACCACATCGCGTCGGTGACCATCACGAAGAGCATCAACGAGGTCACGACGACCGCGTTCTCGAGCAGCTCCAGCGCGGGCGTGACCCGAGTGGGCGGGCTCGAGGACTCCTCGATCGCCCTCTCGTTCCACCAGGACTTCGCGACCGGCAGCAACGTCGAAGCGATCGTCTACCCCCTCATCGGCAGCACCACCGCCATCACCATCAAGCCGGTCAACTCGACGACGACGACCACGAACCCGATCTACTCGGCCACCGTGCTCGTGACCGAGTGGACCCCGGTCAACGGTGCCGTCGGTGATCTCGCCACCGCAGATGTGACCTGGCCCGTCTCGGGTGTCGTGACGAAGAGCACCAGCTGATGCAGGGGTGGGCGGTCAAGGTCATCAAGAACGATGGCTCGGAGGCCACGTTTCCGGTCACCCCCAAGGTCATCGTCGCATTCGAGCGGTTCCACAAGACCGGCATCGGCAAGGCATTCCAAGAGAACCAGAAGATGGAGCACGTCTACTGGCTCGGCTGGGAAGCCGAACGCACTGCCGGCAATACGGTCCCGGTGTTCGACACCTGGCTCGATGGCGTCGATGCAGTTGAAGTGCTCGACGGTAGCGACCCTTTAGACGAGAGTCCTACAGCTACCTGATCGCGTCCATCGCAGCCGAGACGGGCATCAGCCCACAGGATCTGCTCGACGCACCACCCGGGTTCGTGAACATGATTCACGACTATCTGGTGCAACGCGCCAAGCAAATCAACAAGGGATAACCGTGGCGCAGAAACCGAAGACACCTCGAATCGTCAATAAGGGCGTCGCCATCGACGACCTAGATGACTTTCGCAAGGATCTTCAACGTCTCGTACGCGAGGGTGGACCCGATGGTCTATCGCTTCTCCAGGGAGCAAACTCTCGAGTGGCCCAATACGTCATCGCCAGAGCAAAAACTCGTGGTGCTGGCATCAGTCCGATGCACGCAAGAGCTGCATCGACAATGGTTGCGAGTCAAGCAGCAAGCAAAGCAACCATCACGGGCGGGAATGCTCAGTATCCATTCTTCGGAGCAGCCGAGTTCGGTGTGCAAGTCAGCGAAACGTATCGCAAGACAGGGAAACGCAAAGAACTCGGTGGTCGAAACGGTCCGAACTATGCGACCGGTCGTCGTTACATGAAGCAGGGCCGGCTCGTTAAGTCCCTCGGGTGGATGCAGTTCGCCAAGTACCCCTGGAAAGAACCTGGTCATGGCAAGACTGGCTACTTCCTCTTCCCGACATTGCGAGACCAATCTGCGAACATCAAGGAGATGTACGTTCGTGAACTCGACGACATCTGCAAGTTCGCATTCCCGAACGGACGGCTCTGATGGCTAAGACTCGCAAACTCATCGTCGATGTCATCGCAGATGCCAGCCGCTTCACCAACGAGCTCGAGAAGGCCGACGGCTACACGAAGCGCCTCAAGGGCTCGATGCAGAAACTCGGCAAGTCGATGGCGATCGGCATCGGTGCAGCCGGAGCAGCAGCCGTGGCCTTCGGAGCCAGTTCCCTCAAAGCCGCCGAAGAAGCCGAACAGGTGCAAGCACGCGTCGCCGCAATCATCAAGGCGACCGGCGGTGCAGCGAACGTCACCGCCAAGCAGATCGACAAGTTCGCCAGCGCACAACAGATGCTCGTCGGCGTCGACGACGAGGTCCTCAAGAAGTCCTACGGGATCCTCCTCACGTTCAAGAACGTCCGCAACGAGGCCGGCAAGGGCAACGACATCTTCAACCGGACCGCCAAATCCCTCGCAGACCTCTCAGCCGCAGGATTCGGGAACACGGACTCCGCTGCGAAGGCGATGGGTAAGGCCCTTCAGGATCCGATCAAGGGCATCACCGCTCTGTCGCGTGCTGGCATCACGTTCTCCGCAGACCAGAAGCAGATGATCGAATCGCTGGTCAAGACCGGCGATCTATTGGGCGCTCAGAAGATCATTCTTGGTGAGGTCGAAGGCCAGGTCGGTGGTACCGCTGCTGCCGGTGTGACTGCTTCCGAGAAGATGAAGATCGCATTCGGAGAGGTACAGGAACAACTCGGAACCGCGCTTCTCCCGGTCTTTCAGAAGGTATCGCAGTGGTTCCTCGATAAGGGGATCCCCGCCCTTCAGCAGTTCCTGAAGTGGTCGAAGGAAAACCAACCGGCAGTTCTCGCATTCGCTGCGGCACTCGGAACACTCGTGCTAGCGGTCGGTGCAGTGAACGCAGCCATGTGGGCACTGAGCATCAACCCGATCGTTCTCATCATCGCAGCGATCATCGCTGGTCTCGCCCTCCTGACCATCGGCTTCGTCTATGCCTACAACAAGTCGGAACTCTTCAAGACGACCGTCGATGGGCTCAAGGACAAGCTGATGAGCATCCCTCCGATCCTCAACGCTGTCTGGGGTGGCATCAAGGGTGCGTTCAACCTGTGGGCGGCAGGTTGGGAAATCATGGTCAACTCGTTCATCATCGGGCTCAACGCGATCATTCGTGGTGTCAACTTCATCAAGCCCGGCGACGACTTCCCGACAATCAGCCATGTCAAACTGCCCCGCCTCGCTGAAGGTGGCATCGTCACGCAACCCACCATCGCGATGATCGGAGAAGCCGGCCCCGAGGCGATCGTTCCTCTCCACGGAAACTCGGGAATGGGCGGCAACATCACGATCAACGTCCAGGCATCGCCCCTCTCCAGTCCCTCCGACGTGGGTGCTGCCGTCGTCGATGCCCTCAAGGCATACGAGCGCCGCAACGGCAGCCTCAAACTCAAGATCGCATGACCACCCGGCCCACGATCCTCGTCGAGATCGCATTCGACAACGGTGCCCTCGACTACAACCCCACCGTCTGGACGGACATCACCGCCTACGTCCGCAACATGACGATCCGGCGTGGCCGTACCGACGAGATCGAGGACTTCACCGCGGGCTCCTGTTCCCTCACTCTCGACAATCGCGACCGGCGCTTCGACCCACTGAATACGGCCAGCCCCTACAACGGGAAACTTCTCACCCGCCGGCAGATCCGCATCAAGGCCACCTGGTCGAGCACGACCTACACGATCTTCCGAGGAAACATCGCCGGCTGGGGAGTCTCCCCCGACATCAGTGGCGACAGCACCTGGCAGATCGAGGCCTACGACCTCCTCGCCTACCTTGCCGGCGTCAACCTCCCCCAGACGCTCCTCGCCTTCGCGATCGGCGCGATGGGCGGCTACGACATCACGACCTACCTGCCCCTCGGAACCACCGATCAGGTCTGCGTCGATCAGGTCAGTAGCAATGACTACACGCACACGACCTCGAGCCCGAAGACCGGGGAAGATGTCAGCCCCTATCTCGGTGGTGGTAGCCAGCAATACGACGGCACCTACGGGACCATCGGACCCGTCATCGACTCCGCCGGGGCCTGGACCGTCGCCTTCTGGTTCAAGACCGAAACCGCCGGACCCGCCGGAGGACTCAACCCCATCCTCGCCGGTGCCGGTCCCGATCCCGTAACGATCGGCATCGACGAATACGGTCGACTCGCCTACCGACGCGGCTCCGGAAACACCGCCCACTCCGGATTCTCAGCGATCAGCCCGAGCGTCTGGCATCACGGCTGCGTCGGATACAACGGATCCGGTGTCCCCCAGGTCTGGGTCGATGGTGTGCTCCTCTCGAGCGGCAACGCAACCGGAACCGGTACCGACGGCACCGGATTCCAGCTGATCGGCATGAGCACCAGCCCTACCGATTCGACGTTCTTCACAGGGAACCTCGCTCACGTCGTCTTCTATCCGGACGCGTCCTACTCGGACCAGATGGCACAGTTCGCGAAGCGGGACTATGCGGCTGGAGCCGAAGGCCGATTCATCTTCGATTCCACCAACGACTACGCCGGCCTCACCACCTGCGAACTCGCTGACTACATCGCGATTACCAACAACATCGACCCGACGTGGACGACCGCCGATACCGGGCAGATCATCCCGACCGGGATCACTCTCGGTGGAACAGCACTCCAGACGATTCAGAAGCTCGCGCTGACGGAACGTGGACGCACATTCGTCGATGGGTCCGGGCAACTCGTCATCCAGAACTCGGCCAACGACTACACGGCCACCCGGTCCACGACCGTCCAGAGCATCTTCACGGATG